TCTGTGTACCAGCTTTTTTCTTCTACTCTGGAAACTATGATTTTCACATCATATCCTAACTTATTTGTAAAGGTTATAATGTCTCCGATTTTTAATTCTGCTGCTGTCATGTCTGTAATTGTTATTGGTAAATGTTGAGGCAAAGGTAAAACCGTTTTTTATATTTGCAATATATCTGCAAAAATATTTTCACTTTTTTTTCACATAAGTCCGAATAAGCCTTCCATCACGCAGCAGAAGCACATTTTGCTTTGTGTCTGCTACCATCATTTGCCCATTGTGATCCTCCAGCTGCATCCGGTGACACACCTTATTGAAGTGTTCAGTAGTCAAATTGTGCCTCTTGCAGAAGTCCTCCAGAGTTAGCCTGTCCTTGCACTTACGAGTGCCGGAATGTTTAAGGATGTCCGCAACCATTGCCAGATTCCACTCATCCACCTTCACCCAGGGATAATAGTAGCCATCCACTTTCTGAGTGTGGAATAAACGCTTGTATCGGCTGAATCGGTGCTGTGGTAGCTTATACTTCCGGCAGAAGTCTGATATTTTAAGTAATTCCATTGTTTTGATTTAGGTTTGCAAAATTAATTGCAAAAATTTATGCCTGGTTTTTTTTTCGAAATGAAACTTCCTGAAATAATTAAGCATAATCCTAAGTACAAAAAATATGTTGGAACAGAGGATAGCTTTCAGAAAGCAGTTGCTCGCTACCTGGATACAATAGGATCATTCTGGTTTCATTGCCCTAATGGTGGCAGCAGGAATGGCATTGAAGCTGCCAAGCTAAAGGGAATGGGAGTTAAGGCAGGAATTCCAGATTGTTTAATATTAGACCAACAAAGAGATTTCTGTGGTATGGCAATTGAACTTAAAGTAGGCTACAATAAGCCATCAGAGCATCAGTTGTCAATTTTTGACAAGTTAGTTGCTGCCAATTGGCTGGTAGTTGTATCCTGGTCATTAGATGAAGTAATTGAAATGATAGATTATTATTATGCGTATAAATCAGCAAGGATTCTGGGAGAATCCAACCAAGGAAGGGCATGCCCATGACAGCAGGCTGGCAGGTGCAATCTTAAAGATTTTGAAGGCTCGTAAGATTGATACTCTGGTGGACTTCGGATGTGGCACTGGAGAGTATGCCAGATTCTTTAAGAGGCATGGCTTAGTAGTAGAGGCTTATGATGGCAATCCCTGGACTGAGCAGCTCACCGGAGGCATTGGGCAGGTAAAGGACTTAAGCCAGCGATTCAACCTGCTCAAGCAGTTTAAGTGCGTAATGAGTCTGGAAGTAGGCGAGCATATCCCGGCAGAGTTTGAGCAGGCATTCCTTGATAATGTTGTCAAGCACTCAATAGACAAGGGCATAATCATTCTCTCCTGGGCAGTGCCTGGTCAGGATGGTGATGGGCATGTCAATTGCCGGAGCAATGACTACATCATGCAGCAGATGCAGGAGCGAGGCTTCTACCTTGAAACCACCTTGACCAATCAGCTACGCAAAGCTGCCAGCCTCTGGTGGTTTAAAAATTCTTTGATGGTTTTCATTTAAAAATTTGGTAGAGTAAGTTCTTTTGTAATTTATTTGCAAAAAAATCTTTACTAAAACATTTAAGTCATGGAAGAACTAACTGAATTACAGAAGAAACTGGATGAGTGCAGGAGGCATTCTGACAATCACAGGCGCAGCAGAGACTACCACAAAGAGCAGGCTGCTGATCTGCGTGAGGAAGTCAAGGAGCTGGAAGGAACACTTGAGTTCTGGAGAGCGCAGCACACAAAGATGGACAATGCCTTCTGTGAGGCTCGCTACCATCACCACCGCTGGATGACCATTGCCATCATACTTGGCATCTTCAGCATCGGAATGACAGTTTTATTTTTTTGGGCGATAAGAAAGTAGTTATATTTGCACTGGCGAAAGCCCCGGATTGCGAACCCGGTTTAATTGGAACACATGAAGAATATTAAAGCCCCATTCGGTCAGTACCTGTCAGCCTATGTTCCGGCTGTTCGCAACAGGGAAAGCCGGATGGGGTTTTTGTTTTTATGGAAAAAAATGAAAAAAAGATTCAGGTTGTAATTACGATCAAATTTGAATCAGGTGCTTATCTACATCCTACTGAAGTATCAATTTGGGATGAAGACCAATGTCTTGGAACATCAACTTACGAGGACTGGATTGACATAGATCTTGTTGATCTTTTTGATGACCATCATTTAACCACCATTGAGTACCCTGGTTTATAAGTGCCACAAATGCCACTTGTGCCATTAACCAATATTTATTTTTATGGAAAAAAGTAGAGATAGCATGATCCTTTATAGGAGCTTTTATGATGCAATAAAATTGCTTCCAAATGACACTCAACTTGAAATTTTTAGGGCAATTTTTGAGTTTGGTCTTGATGGAATTGAGCCTCAATTATCAGCCGGAGCATTGCCATTCTGGTTGCTCATAAAGCCTAATCTTCAGGCAAATAGGACTAAGTGGGAAAGCGGATGCAAAGCAAAGTCGAAGCAAAGCAGAAGCAAGACCGAAGCAAAGCAGAAGCAGAAGGCAAGCAAAGTGGAAGCTAATGTAGATGTAGATGTAGATGTAAATGAGGATGTAGATGAGGAAGTAAATGTTAAAGTAGATATATCAGACCTATCAAGTTTTGAATCAAAATATGACAAGCAAATGCTGGCAGACTTTCAAGGCTATTGGATGGAAAAGGATGGCAAAGGTAAAATGAGGTATCAGGCTGAGAAGTTCTTTGACATTAGTAGAAGGTTAGCTACATGGGCAAGGAATCAAAACTCATTCTCTAAAAACAAAAAAAACGAGCAAACCGTAGAAGTTCCGGGCGCACGGTCGCACCGGATGCACGAATCCTTTAATTTTAACTCTTAAACCAAAACAACTATGCAATTCGAAAATTCAGAACTGGAGAGGCAAGTCCTATCCGCAATGATGCTATCTCCTGAGGATAGGCTTACAGCATTCTCTATCCTGCCTACACTTGACTGCTTCCAGAATGAGCAACACAAGATCATAGCCAAGGCAATTCAGGCACTTCAGGATGCCGGTGAGCCAGTGGACTTAGAAACAACAGTAGCCACCATAAAAAAGTCTGGCTTAATCAAAGAGACCGGAGGAGTAAAATCCATAGCCAACATTTTTGCTTGCCTAAAAACTCCTGGTCACATTGAAAGCCATAGTCACCTGCTGATTGAACACTTTCTGAAGGCCAAGCTATACACCTTCAGCCTTGAGCTGCTCCAGAAGTCTCAGTCTGATTCCGGTGACATATTTGACCTCTTCTCCGAGTACCAGTCTAAGTTTGACAACATACTTGCCAGCACAATCACCAAGTCAGATGATGACTTCCACAAGCAGCTGGATGAGTCGGCCAAGGTCTGGCTCAATAGTCAGCCTGGAGACATAGCTGGCTACCGCACCGGAATAGCAGCACTTGACAAACTCTGCGGAGGTCTGGTCAATGGTGAGCTGACAATCATAGGAGCAAGACCTGGACAAGGCAAAACTGCCCTTGCAGTAACCATCATCCGCAACTTAGCAACACAAGGAATAGGCTGTGGTCTGTTCAGCCTTGAAATGACTAAACACGAACTGGTGCAGCGATTGGCTTCCCAGGAGAGCAAAGTCTTTGCTTATAAAATTAAACAAGGTGACCTTAATCCCTACGACAAGAATGCCATCAATGATGCGGTACACCGAATGAAGCAATGGCCTATTAAGATCAGTGATGAAGGCTACCTCAACATGTCAAAAATCAGAACCAAAGCTACCATGTGGAAGAACAAGCACAAGATGCAGGTGCTGTTTGTGGACTATATCGGCCTGATTAACTCAGTCAATCCAAAGGAGACAAACCGAGTCAACATCATAGGCGAAATAAGCAGAGGTTTAAAAATGCTTGCCAAAGAACTCCAGATTCCAGTGGTAGCCTTATCTCAGCTTAGCCGGAGAGTAGATGAACGCAGCGATAAGATGCCACTCATGAGCGACCTTCGTGAGTCAGGTTCAGTAGAGCAGGATGCTGATGTAATATGGATGATGCTTAGGCCAGAGTACTACTTTGAGCCATCAGCCACAACCAAAGTAGGCAGTGCTGAATTGCCAAACCAAGACCTTTGCCTGATTGATCAAGTCAAGATGCGTTCTGGTAGCACCGGAATAGTACCTTTGCGATTCGATGCCCCACTAATGAGGCTCAAGGACTACAATGAATGAAGTTAATGCAATCCATCTAAGCCAAATGCCAGAACTCTGGCAGACCAATGTAACATATCAGAACGACCTTATGTATCAATCTATTCCAAACGAATTTAAGTATCAGGACTGCCTTGAATTTCTCACTCGCAAAATCAGGCATCTGGAAGTCAAACTGTCCAAAGGAGGCCATGAAGGACACATGAAACGCTGGCAGAACCAAAAGGACATGTATGAGGCAATTGTGAAATACCTATCTTTGCGCAAACAAGTTTAAGACTATGCCACTCAAGAAAGGTTACTCAGCTAAGACAGTTAGCAGCAACATAAAGGCTGAAATGAAGCGAGGCAAGCCTCAGAAGCAGGCAGTAGCCATTGCGCTCTCTGTGGCTAAGAAGGCTAAGAAGGCAGCAAAGAAAAAATAATCACCTAAAACAAGGGGAGCAATCCCGGTACAATTTATGGCAGCACCGAAAGGAAACAATTGTTGGCAACTTCGCCTCAAGCATGGTCTTGATGGCAAATTCAAATCACCAGATGAAATCCTGACCAACTTTGAACAATATGTTCAGTGGGCTGAGGAGAATCCACTCATTGAGGTGGACTTCAGAGGCAAGGATGCAATGAGGGTTGAAATCCCAAAGAAAAGAGTGCTGACAAAGGATGGCTTTGCGCTTGCTTGTGGCTTTAGCTGCTGGGCAACCTTAGCTGTTTATAGAAACAAATCAGAAGACTTCAATAAGGTCTTTACACGCATAGAGGAAGCCATCCGCTTGCAGAAGTTCGAAGGTGCTTCTTCTGGCTTCTTTAATCACAATATCATAGCCAGAGACCTTGGACTGATGAACCAAGAACAGATGACCGTGCAGATGCATGAGGTCATTGTGCCTAAAGTTCTACGCAAGGAGGATCAGGCAGACTGATGGCAATAATTGACTTGTCATCTGCTGACCTATGGAGTCAGAAGTATCTGCCTGCTCTGGTTGAGCCTAAGACCTACAACATCCTCTGGGGTGGGGCAGGATCAGGCAAGAGCCAGACCATGATTCAGCTTCTGCTGGCTGAGATATGCAACCATAAGGCCAACCAATTCCAGACTTACTTTGTCATCAGAAAGGTAGCCAGCACTCTCAGAAACTCAGTCTTTGCTGACTTCCGCAATAAGATTAGTCAGTGGGGCTTTGAGAAGCTGGTGAAGGCTAAGACCGGATACCTTGAGCTGCAATCCGGCAGCAATAAGATTGTCTTCCTTGGCTGTGATGATCCTGAAAAGCTGAAGTCACTCTCCCAGGCAAAGTACATCTGGATTGAGGAAGCCACTGAACTAAGTCTGGAGGACTTCACTCAGATCACTCTGCGACTCAGGGGTAAGTCAGAGCAGCCAAAGCGATTCTTCCTGACCTTCAATCCGGTCTCCGACAGCCACTGGATTAAGAAGCGGTTCTTTGATGATGTTCCAGCCAAGGAGCAGAATCAGATACTTAGGTTGCATGGCACTTACCGTGATGCACTCAACTTCCTCGATGATGAGTATGTCACCAGGATGGAGTCACTCCGGCAGGTAAGCCAAACCTACTACGAAGTCTATGCCCTTGGTCAGTGGGGCATCTGGGATAGGGAAAGCCTCTTTGCCAACAGCTTCGAATACTCTAAACATGTATATGATGGCTACATCAAAGCCTCTCCGGTGCATAACCTGTACCTCAGCTTTGACTTCAATGTGACCAACACATGTGTAGTCAGTCAGTACATCAAGTACGGCAGTGAGTCAGCCAACTATGCAACCATCAATGTGCTGAAGGTCTACCGCATTGGGGATCTATCAACTCTATGCCAGACAATCCGGCAGGAATATCCTGGTTTGATGTATGTCATCAATGGTGATGCCTCTGGAGCAAGCAGAAATGCATTTACTCAGGGCAACATCAGTGCTTACCTGATTATAAAAAACTATCTTCAGTTGACCGACATGCAACTGCAAGTGCCAAAGGCAAACCCATCACACATTGCAAGTAGGCTTATTACCATCCTGATCTTTCAGAAAGCAAAGATTACCATCTCAGAGAAAGCCTGTACTGCTCTCGTTACAGACCTAAAGGAAGCCAAGGTAGACCGCCAAGGCAGCCTTGACCAGTGGAAGAACAAGAACCCAGACAAGAGCCATGCCCTTGATGCCTTCCGCTATTTTATTTTCTCTAACTTTGCCGAGATCACAAGCAACTTTAATCTGGAAAAGTATGGCACTATGTTGCACTAATTGCTATAAGATTTGTCAGCCATATCTAAGCTGTCCGGCAGGTGTCTTTATTAAGACTCCTCCAGCAGTTTTTGAATCTGGAGTATTGACCAACATAGTTAAGCCTGGAGTAAATGTCAGAGTGCAGCAATCACTATCCATTGATCCTAATGGATTTGTGGAGGTTGATATGGAAGGGCTTCCAGAAGGATTCTTTAATCCTTATGCTGGGCAGTATGAGTTAAGTTTTACAGACCCAGAAACTGGAAACATCATTGAGTTTATTGCTAAGGATGGCAAGACCTACACTCATATCTGCATAACATTTATGATCACTTACTCAAGTTTTGAGGAGAACAATATTACAATCAATGCCATAGACAATGAATTACCATGATATTAATGCAAGTTGCGGTGGCAGGCGCAGAGGCTGCTGCCTTATCGAATTACCTAACGATGCCGAGCTTGCTGATGTTGCTGCTGATAGCTGCACTCAGCGCATCCTTCTCATTGTTTCTGGACTATCTGTTGGAGGATCACCCACTTGGGCAGTTCTACCTCTCCCAAATCCAGAGGCTACCAACTTACTTAGCCAAACCGCTGGGTGAATGCCCAATCTGCTCCGGTGCATGGCAGTTCATTGCCATCAGCTGGCTATTTCTTGACTATCCATTCCTTTTATGCTCAATTTATTTAGGCGCAAATCACATGCTGCTGCTCCTGCTCAACAAGTGGCAGAAGAAGCTGCTGTACCGCAACAAGCAGGCAGAATACTTTACAGGGGTGTAGCACCCAAGGAAAGGTGGGATCAGATTGAGTTTGCATTCACCTCGGGTGGAGTCAATTACTTTAAGTTCTCGGCAGAGGTCAATGTGCCATTCCAGAGGGCAGTGGCTGCCAGAGACATATTCACAGAAGAACTCTGGCAAATCAACCCAGACTATCTTAAAGGCTGGAACAATGGCCTAATCAACTTGCTCCTGGACAAGAAGAAGAAGGATGACAAGAAGCTGTACGAGATAGGCATCCTTGCCTCCAGGCTAAAGGAGCAGATGGAGCTATCGGTTAGCCTGGTCAGGCAGCTGAAGCTGGCAACGGTGCTTTACTTTGACGAGCATGAGAATCCATTGGATTATCAATATCCATACAACAAGCAGAAGCTGGAGCATTGGATGAAGCACAATGATGTGGAGGGTTTTTTTTTGAATCTGCCGGAGTACGGCTTTCTGCCCTCTTTGAGAGAATACAGTCAGAATTTTCCGACCTATTTGCAGGCCGAAACTCTCCAAAACCTAAACAACCTGAAGCACATTATTGGACTGCAATCACCAGACAGCACAGGCAGCGATTTGATGAGCAGTATAGAGTTGCAAATGGAGATTCTGCAAGAATTAAGCACCTGGTCGAAAGGCCAATCTACGAGTACTATTTAATTCTGAGCAGCTATATTGCAGACCAGAAGAAACAGAAACGAGTGAGAACATGATTGAGAAATCATAGTGTTTTGGTTTAGATTATTTCAGAGGCAAAGAGCCATCGGATTCCGGTGGCTTTTTTATTGCTTATCTTTGAGCCAAACAGAAAGCCAATGGCAGTATTATCAAGCAACGAGATTAAAATTAAGTATGTTGTCGATGCCGAGGGGTTGTCGAAAGCCAATAATGAGTGGGATAAGATTACCAAGGAGGAGCAGGAGGCTATAAACAAACTTAAAACCTACAATAAAGAGGTAACTGAGACCGAAAAAAAGGTTGATAACCTTGGTGGTCAATTTGGAAACTTAAAGGAAATGATTGCTGGTGCTTTTACGGTGACAGCAATCGTGGCATTTGGTAAAAGTGTCTTTGATGTCACGGCAAAGTTTGAAAAACTTGCTGCTGTTATGAAAAACACTCTTGGAAGTGGCTCTGCTGCTGCCTTAGCAATGGAAAATATCAAAACATTTGCTAAAACAACTCCATTTAGTGTTGAGGAGCTGACTGGCAGCTTTGTTAAGTTAGCCAACCAGGGATTTAGGCCAACAACCGACCAGATGCGAAAACTGGGAGACCTTGCATCCAGCACTGGTAAGTCATTTGATCAACTAACCGAGGCAATTATTGATGCTCAGGTAGGAGAATTTGAGAGGTTAAAGGAGTTCGGTGTTAGAGCGCAAAAAGCAGGAGACCAAGTTACATTTACATTTAAGGGAGTAAAGACACAGGTTGATTTTACTAATGAGTCAATCAGACAATATTTAACAAGCCTTGGTGATTATGAAGGTGTAGCAGGAGCAGCAGCAGCAGTATCAGATACATTAGGAGGTAAAGTTAATAACTTAGGTGATGCTTGGGATAACTTCCTAAACAAGATTGGCACATTACTAAAGCCTATCCTAACCGAAGCACTTAACACTACTGCTGAGTTTATGGATAACATAAACACACTGTTTGGCAATGCGAGATCAGATGCAGAGAGGTTTTCAACTACTGAATTAACTGCCTTTAAGTTTGCTCAATCTGACATGATTAAGATGACAGATGACATGCTTGATAGTTTTGTAAGCAGCCAAAGAGAAAAATTAAAGAAGAGCCAGGAGGATTTACTAAACTATACTAAGACTGCCAATAAATACAATGCAGCTCAAAGAGCAGCAGCAGGTGTTGGTTTTGGATTTAAGGAATTAGTTGATGCTAATGCTGCAATTGAGCAAGCAAATCTTGATATAGCCAACATTAAAGGCAAAATAGCTGCTGCTGAGGAGCAGATTAAGTTAAGAAGTGATGGCACTGCTAAAACAGCAGCACAACTTGCACAAGCAGCAGAAAAAACAAAAAAGGACAAAGAGCAACAAGCAAAGGATGATGAGAAAATATATCAATTGAAACTAAAACAACTTGAAGTTGAGAAGCAAATCATGACTCTAAGGGCGCAACTTAGAGGTTCAAAAGCCGGAGAACTTGGAGCTGAAAAGAATTTTGCTGAAGCTGTTTACAATCTTAAAAAAGATAACCTTGGTAAAATCAAAGGATTAAATGAACAGGATATTGAAGCTGCTGAATTAAGTGCAAAGGTCAAAGAAAAAGAATTTGAACGAGCATCAGCAGCAGAACTGATGCACAATAAGACTAATCTTGACATCTTTAAGCAAAATAGAGATGAAATTGACAATAGGCTAAAACTTGATCACGATGCTGGCATTGCCAGAATGAAGGAGTGGCAAAAGCAATACCAGGCAGGATTAAAAGAAGAAGTAAAAGATACTAAAGATGCAGAGGCAGAGAAAGAGGCAATTAGAAATAAAGCCTTCGAAATCGGTGCTACTCTTGTCCAAGGCGCATTCGACATCTACCAAGCTAATCTTAGCAATGAGATGACACTGCTCCAGCGCAGATATGATGAAGAGATCAGGCTGGCAGATGGCAACCAGCAAAAGATTGATGAGGCTACAATGGCTTTCAGAGAGAAGGAGAAAGAGATTAAGACATCACAATTCAGAGCGCAACAACTCTCTGCCATTGCCAACATTGCCTTTGCTGCTGCACCGGAGATCATCAAGTACTCAGTCTCTGCTCCACCACTTGCTGCTCTGGTAGCTGGTCTGGCTGCTGTGCAGACTGCACTTGTTCTGGCTCAGCCAGTGCCTGAGTTCGCAGAAGGTACGAAGGGCAAGCCATTCAAAGGAGGTAAGGCCATTGTCGGTGAGCGAGGAGTTGAGAAGGTTGTGACTGAGTCTGGCAAGGTCTATTTCACTCCACCGACTGCTACCTTGGTTGAGCTGCCTAAAGGCGCACAGGTAATTCCTAACCATGCATTGAATAAGCAGGAGCTGTTCCTGGCTAACCACTATGCCAGCCGGACGAGCAGCATAGCCTCTCCAGTTGTCGGTGAAATCAGAGAACTTGGAAGCATACTTAAGGGCTTGCCTATCACTCAGCTCAACATGGATGAGAGAGGCTTTGAGAAGTTCATCAGGACACCAAGGCGCAGCACCAGAATACTTAACAACCGATTTGGACTAAAAGACTAATGGCAAACTGGAAGTTTTTTCTTGATGGCAATGAAGTAGAAGAGCCAATAGGCTGGGATGCTGTGGAGTTCACAGCCATCCGTATGGAGTCTCATGGCATAGATCAGCCATTCAGCACTGAGGTGAAATTCTATGCGGAGGGAGCAAGGTATATTAAGTCAATCTATGACCAATTCTTCATCAATCAGCCTATTGCCATTACCATTACATCTGATGTAGGCTATAATAGTGCGCCTTATCAGTTTGATGGCTTCCTGAACATGGCTATCTATGAGGAGCATAATGTGTGCGACACTGACTCATGGGAGGTGAAGGTAGGCATCATTGATGACCAGTTCAGGGAGAAGTTCAAGGCTCGGTATGACATTGATGTTGATATTACAGCCACTACTGACCTTGATGGCAACACCATTCCTGCATGTGCCTGGGATAATACCAGACTGCACAAGCAAGAGCTTTATCTGGTAGCCTCTGGTCAGAATCTGGCTGATATAAATAATAATTTATCAGTATTTCTTAATGATTGGGATACTGCCAGCAGATTTCTGCCATTATACTGGAACACAAGTGACTTTAAGCAACAATATGGCTCAACCTTTGATTCAATGGGTGGTGCTTATGATGCTGGTACTAATATTCAGATATTCAAAAACAATTCAAGTTATACAAGAACTTTATACTATAATTGGACAATTAAGGGAAAACATGCATTTGTAATACAATCAGCTTCAACAGGTAATACTGCAAATGTTAAGTTAGAAATTGGCTATTTAGTTAATAATCCGGCTTATCCACTACCTGATACAAATCCATTCATTTTTGTTCCAATTGATATTGCTCAATCACCAATAGCTACTTTAGGAAACGGCTATGTTGATTGGGATTTAAGTTTATCGGGTAGTTTTACAAGTGCAGATGTTCAACCAACTGATATGATATCATTAAGAATATCAATTGGTGATGATGGAGATTTTAGGCCATTTGATGTTGCTGTTCAAGCAACCGTAGCGTTTACAATAACAGATATGTGCTTGAAGTTGTCCGAGAAGAACAACTTTGATTATGCCACTTTTGCCAACACCTTGACCATTGAGAAGTTTCTGCGGAGACTTATCTACCTATACACCGGAAGCAACAACATGCTCCTTTCTGACACATTCAGCCAGTCAGGTGATGGATGCTACTGGAACAATGCTCTGACTAATGGATTAAGAATTAGAAATGCTCCTACAACTCAGGAGATAGCCAATGGTTGTACCTTTAATGAATCCTCACAAAATGAGAACATATATGAGATATCATTCAAAGAGTTGTTTGAGTCATTAGATACTATCTTCTGCCTTGGATGGGCATTTGAGTGGACAGGTTCAGAGTGGAAGATCAGGATTGAGTCAAGAGATTACTTCTACCAGAACACACTTAGCCAGACTTTTAACAATGTCGGTGAGATTGACCAGGTGGCTAAGGTTGACCTGCTTGCCAATCAGATTAAGATAGGCTATGATGACAAGTGGAAAAACATTCAAACCACAGGTATCTGGGCAATTCACACGCACCGAAATTACTTTGTTGACAACCGGGCAATGAATGAGAACTCTTCAGCTAAGTTTGAGCAGCTCTCTAAAATTATTGCGGAAGGCTATGCGATTGAGGTAAGCCGGAAGCTCCAGTTCTTCGACGATAACTCAGGATCATCAGACAGACCTAATGACTACAACACATTCATCATTTGGCTCAATAGATTTGATTTAGAAATTGAAGACATTGAAGACACTGAGTATGCTCTTCTGGATGAGACAGGAGCTGTCACATTAGAAGCTGGCACAGCATCCATGAGCAGCAACAGAATCACAGCCAGCAACAGCCCTGTGGGTGCGCTATACAACATCTACCACACTCCGGCACGAATAGCAGCCAGATGGTGGAAGGTACTTGGCATGCACACCTATGGCCTACCAACACCCATGCTGCGCTACACATCAGGACAGTACCAGACCAACTACTCATCCACTATTGATGGTAATCAGGAGAAGGAGGAGTGCATTGAGCTTCTGACAGGAGCAATCACCGAAAATGGCAATATCACTCCAAACATTTTTAAGCCTGAGTATGAAAAGTATTTATTTAAGCCAATAGAGGTCTCATTTAGTTATCCTCAAAGTCTCTGTGATTTCTTAACTTTGTCTCAAGATGAGCAGTACAAGAAAGTCCGGCTCACCTCTGGCAGTTTAGTGATTGAAGGCTTTATTTCTGAGGCCACCAATCAACCGGAAGATGCCTCCGGAGGTACGACCAAGTTCACATTACTAATGTCTAACTTAGATTCTGCCGTGGGTGGAGCATTCAGTGCAGGATTTGACGATGGATATGAGAATGGCTAAGTATGGCTAACATAACCAGGAGTGCCTTAGATGCACTCAGTTCTACCAATTTTCCAGACAATACCTCACAACTTATTTCTCCGGCTGACCTAAGAGGTTGGTTGGAGAGTGGGGTTGATTCCTTCCTGACTCAGAAGGATGTTAATACCTTGGAGAATGCCCTATATGAGGCCGAGGGAAGTGCATTAGCTGCATCGGCAAGTGTTAATCTGTCAACTGCCACCGGAAACTATCTGCACATCACAGGAGCATTCAATGGCATAAATTCATTTGGCACTTGTCCGGCAGGATCAAGGTTTATCCTTGTCTTTGATGGTGTATGCACTCTGACTGACTCAGCTACCTTGATCCTTCCCGGTGGCTCAGACATCACTACTGCTGCCGGAGACTGTGCCATGCTTGTGAGTGAGGGTTCAGGAAGTTGGCGCATGGTTGGCTTTTTCCCGATCTCTGGAGGAGGAGGTGGTGGAGACATCACAGCGGTAACTGCCGGAACAGGATTGAGTGGAGGAGGAACATCTGGAGCAGTTACTTTAAATCTGGCTGATACTGCTGTTACACCTAATAGCTATACCAATGCCAACATAACCGTTGATCAACAAGGCAGGATTACAGCAGCAGCTAATGGATCTCCTGGAGGGGTTACTTCTGTTTCTGTTACTGCTCCAATAACTAATAGTGGCTCATCTACTGCCCCAAACATAGGCATTCAGGATGCTGCTGCTGATGGCACTACTAAAGGTGCAGCAACATTTGCCAACACAGATTTTCAGGCAGCATCTGGAGTTATAAACTTAAAATCATTAAGTCCAAGTCCTGCAGGAACATATACTAATGCCAACATACAGGTTGATGCTACAGGAAGAGTAACTTCTGCATCAAGTGGTAGCGGAGGAACAGTTACTACTACTGGTACTCCAACAAATAATCAGATGGCTAAATTTAGTGGGGCAACAAGTATCACTAATGCTACTGCCGGAACTGATTTTGTTGCGCCTGGTGCAGTAACAGGTTCTGGTCTTACAATGGCAACTTCCAGATTGCTTGGAAGAACAACTGCATTAACAGGAGCAATAGAGGAGATAACTCTTGGTACTGGACTTTCATTTAGTGGCACAACTCTTAATGCATCAGGTGGAGGAAGTGGCACAGTCAATTCTGGAACAGCCAATAGGCTGACTTATTATGCTGCCACTGGAACTGCTGTTTCTGAATTGCCAACAGCAGGTTCAGCAGGTCAGATTCTGCAATCTAATGGCACTGGTTCTGCTCCTTCCTGGGTAGCTGCCCCTGCTGCTACTTTAACTCTTGGTACTTCAATTGTCTCCGGTGCAACTACTGCCGGAAGGCTATTGCTCACCACTACATCCGGAGCAAATCAAGTTCTCAATCAGGATAGTCTATTAAACTATGACACCGCCAATGATAGATTAGGCATAGGTGTTGCCTCTCCTGCTGCCAGGCTTGACTTGGCTGCTCCAGTTGCTGCTAATCCTTCGCTTATACTTGCTCCATCATCTGGAGTGACACCAACAGGCACAACCAATGGCTCAATCTGGTGCGACACTACAAGCAGCAACACAAGCCTTACGATGCGTAAGGATTCTGCTTACACTAAGATTCTGACCTTAGACCGAAATCCAGACCTGGCAACAAGTGG